GAGGTAGACAGTCGGGTTCTTGTTGCCACCGAGCACGTTGAGCACGTTCTGCATGCTCGGCGAGCTGCACATGGCTTGCAGCATCGGCACGATCCACGGTGCCGGGAATTTCGAGAGATCGTCACAGAACGGGATCAGCTCGGGGATTTTCTCGTTCGGCATCAGCCCGTAGGCTGTTGGCGGGCAGTCGTCCGGTATCTCGCACTTGAAGTGGATACGGCGCGACGCGAACTTGTTGTTGGCCTCATCGCGCGTTGCGTGCGATTGGATGCTCTCGATGCGAACCACGAAGGCTCGCAGAGCATCCGAGTAGGATCGCCCCGGCAGTTGCCACAGCGCCCACTTCACCTGCGCCTCGAAGAGGTCCAACTGCGCTTCGAGTTCGGCATCGGTCATCGGCGTGTCGAAGACAACGTTCTGGACGTTGTCGATGATCTCCGTGTCGAAGCTACCGATCACGATCTCGACGCGCAGATCGACCCATCGCCGGTAGGGTCCGGAGCCGCTGCCTCGATTGATGAGATCGCCCGTGTCGTCGTCCGTGTAGACGATGATGCCGGGCATCGGCTTGCTGTAGTCCTTGAAGACGAACGGGTCGATCCGGCTGTCGAACACACGGTCTTCTGCCATCGTCGGCGCGACGGCGTCGCTCGGTTGCTTCTGCAAGGCGACGCACGCCAGGGCGCGCAGCATCAAGCGCGACAGGCTCATAGCTTTGCTCTCCCTAGTTGGACGACGTGAATCTCGACGCCGCTCAGCCCATCCGGCTTTACGTCGGTGACCTCGAACAGCTCACCATTGAGAGCGCGGAGCACTCGATCACCTTGGACGAGGCCCGGCACGTCGCAGACAAGCGCCGTAAGACACGGCGAGCGCGTGGAGACCTTCACTTCCTCCATGCCGAGGCTGACCTCTCGCGGGGTCTGCTCAAAGACCGCCATGAAGTCGTAACCCTGGCGCGAGAGGTCGATCACGCGCGGGAAGTTCACGCCGCCCGATTTGTACGGTTGCAGCGTGAACTTCTCTCCGTGCTCTTCGATGATGCCCCTGGTGCTTTCCGCTTCGTCGTCGAAGAAACTAACCGCTGGCCACGACGACATGGATGCGCCGTACGATGGTGCGTGCAGGGATGGCGACATCGGCCGCGCTCGCAGCCACGACGGCCGCAACGGTCGCGGTCACGTCGAGCCAGTAAGCGTCGCCGACCTTGGCATTGTCGGCGGCCTTCAAAACGACGACCGTCTTACCGGCCGGGCTGAAGGATTGGCCTGTGATGCTCGGCGTCGACGGGCTGTTCGACGCCGCTGCAAAGTTCGCCGCGTTGAGCTGCGCGTTGCCGTTGGCCTGAAGCCACTGCGAGAAGTCGACCTTGTAGTCGATGGTGTCGCGGAGCCGGAGCTGGAAACAGGCGAGCGCCGGAATGTCGGCACCCTGCTCCGCATTTACGTCCGGCTCGCAGGCCGGAACGACCACAGACCGGCAATCCGGCTGTACCTGTGTAGAATAGACGAGCATGGCTTACTTCCCGAACTTGATGGACCCGAGGCCAACCAGCGTTGCCGCGAGCCCCATGACGGCGAGCACAACAGCCGTTCCGACTTTGTTGACCGAGCTTTCCCACATGGAATGAACCCGACGCAGGAAGTCGAAATCGCTCTGCGTCTTCACGCGTTGCTCGGCAGTTGTCGCCAGAATACCGACTGCGCTCAGTTCTTCGCGAATGACATCGCGAAGGGTCGTCTTGAGATCGTCAACCGTCATTGATGCAATCGTGTTAGACATGGTGTCCTACCGAGCTAGACGGGGACCGAAGCCCCGCGCGTTAAGCGAGGGGGTCGGCCTGTGCCTGGGTCTCGGTCTGCTTGATCGGATCGACCACGTCATCGAGAGCGACATCCGGCACGCGTGCCAGTTTGCGCGCGATCAGATCGGCGGCAAATTCCTTGTCGACCTCGATCACCGTGCCAGCCAAGTGACGTTGGTGGTCGACAAGCGGAGCTTCGATCTCACGCTTGTTGTACTTGAGCTTGGTCATCTGCGGCTTGCCCTTAGCGTCAAGCACAGGGGTCGTGAAGGTCACGCTCTTGGTGGTGACAACCTTAACCATCGGAGTTCTCCTAGCGGGGGATAAAAGGAACGCCTCGCCCTCAAACGAGAGCGAGGCGTAAGGCGAGTGAGCTGCCTGACCTTACTTGACGGTCAGCACGAACATCGCGTTGGGACGCCGAGGCGCGAGCAGCGGACCCGACTGCGTGACCAGTTCGAGACCGGACGGGTTGAACAGCACCTTCGACTTGCTGAAGGACCGACGCGCCTGAATCTCGGCGTCGAGATCGAGGATCGCGCCGTAATACTGCGTGCCTTCCAGCGCGCCGGTCGCGATGCCGATCACGGTGTTCGCCGGGATGTAGGGCTGCGAAGCGCCGTTGTCGTCGAGGTAGTACGAGTCGTACACCCACATGTCGATCCGGCCCTGAAGCGTGCCGACGTAAACCGGCTCGTTCAGGTTCGTGCGCGGGCCACCGTCGATGGAGGTAGCGCCGTTCAGGTCGCGCCGGAAGCGGATGTCGATCAGGTCGGTGATCTCCTGATTGCGCTTCAGAAGATTCCACGCGGAGCCGCTCATGACCAGATCGGTCACGATTGCGCCCTTGCTGATCTGGCGAACGTTCAGCGACGCGTTCTCGATGTCTTCGAGCGGGGCCGAGGTCGACTGGTCCCAGGTTGCCCCACCCGTGAGGGTGACGTGCAGCGACGGATCGCGGCCGAAATCGACGGTGACGGTCGGATACGACTCGCCCGAGATGGTGATCGCGCCGTTGACGAGAGTCTGCGCGGCCATCCACTCCAAGCGGTTGTCGATCATGTCCTCATGCAGCGCGAGGTACTCCGCGACGATCTTGTCGAAACGCTGCTTCGGCGTCATCACGCCGCCGTAAGCGCCCTCGCCCGGCAGGCGGGTGAACGCTTCGCCGGGACGAACCAGCGCAGTCGGCTTGATGTAGGCCGGGGTGAGCGTGCGGGTCCGGTAGCCCTCGCGGACCATCGGCTTGCCCGCAACGGTGGGCGCGACGAACGGAGCCATGCGGCGACCGCGATCAACGATGTCGAACTCGATCTGCTTGGTGTCGAAGAACTTCGAACGGCCGAAGAACGTGCGGAGCAGCCACGGATTGGGGCGCTCCAACTGCTCGACCATTGCGTCGAGTTCCCACGTTTCGTAGCGCGAGAGTTGGATAGTCATGTGGTAGTCCCTTTGGGAGCTGGAAAGCAAAACGGCCGCCCCGAGGGACGGCCGCGTCTGCTTAGGATGACGAACGAAAAGGCGATTAGCCGGAGAAGCCCGGCGTCCGGAACGCGAAGCCGCGACCGTTCAGCGCGGCTTGCGCGACGGCGAGAGTGGTGCCCACACCGAGAACGAGCGCGTTCGGGTTCAGGACAGCTCCGCTCACCATCACGTCGAACGTGACATCGCCCGCCGTGGCGTCGACATCGGTGTTCAGGACGGCGATGGGGTTCTGCGATCCGTCGCCAGCCGCAGCGGCCGCAAGCTTGAGCTTGCTGTTCGCCGCCACCTGGCCGAGCACGGAGCCCTTGGCGTAGACCTGACCAGCGGTCAGGGTGAAGTTCTGAAACTTCGGACGCGAGCCCGGCATTTCAAGGTTGACGTGCGTCGCGACGCTGTCAGCGTCGCCCGTCCGCACGGGATACGGAAGATTCCAGTTGTCGACAGCCATGCTGTCCTCCTATCGGTGAAGGGGTTGGTTACTTGGCCTTGAAGCCGCGCGAGGCGTTGAACGCCTTCATCGAGCCGCTGATCTCGGCCAAGCGCGCGGCCTTCGGATCGGCGTTCGCTTCGCTGTCACCGTCGTCCGACACGTTCGGCGCATGACGCTGCATCAGCCGGTCAGCGTCGACCTGCGTGGCCGTCTTCGTCTCGGCAGCCGGAGCCGCCTTCGGCGCTTCGATCTTCGCGGCGAACTTCGAGGCGGTCGCCGGGGCGACGCCGTCGTTCAGCGCTTCGACGAACACCGCGACCTTCGGGCTGTCGCCAGCGACCTCGGCGAATGCCGCGAGCAGCGCCTTGCGTTCGTTGGCGGCGTCGGCGAGCTGCTTCTGAAGGGACTCGATAGCGGAAGCGCTCTCGGCCTTGCCGGTCGCAACACCTGCCGCCTGCGCGCGATCAAGCGCGGCCTGATCGTAGATCAGTTCTTTGGACATGGAATCTCCATGAGGGGTGTAGCCCACTGAGGGGCGGTTAAGGTGATCGGTGAAAGCAGCTAGAACACTGCCCAAGCCACCAACACCGTCGACAAGTCCAAGCTCGTAGGCTTCCTCGGGTCCGTAGACCCTCGCCTGCGTCGCTCGAACCGCTTTCTCGTCTAGGTCGCGATTGCTCGCCACGGCGCTGACGAACTCGCCGTAAAGTCTGTCCACGCTCGTTTGGATCGAAGCGCGTACCTCGTCGGACAACGCCGCGAACGGGTTGCCGTCAATCTTGTGGTCGCCTGCATAGATGAACGAGACGACGACGCCTTTCTTCTCCACCTGCTTCGACACGTCGACGTGTTGCACGTAGACGCCTACTGAGCCGATCCGCGATGCGAGGAGGGGGGGGATCCGTAGCGGAGGCAAGCCAGTATGCCGCGCTGCCCGCCGTGGTGTTCGCGATGCCCCACACTGGCTTGCCAGCTTGCTTCGAGGCTTTCGGCAGCCAGCTCACCAGCTCGGATAGACCGGCCGCTTCACCGCCGCCGCTGTCGATGTCGAGCAGGATGCCGCGAACCTTGTCGTCCTCGAAGAGCGTTTCGAGCTGGTTGTGCAAGCGCGTGTACGACATCATGTCGCCGCCGCTGCTCGATGCCTCCATGTCGCCGCGATGGATGAGCCCACCCACCACGGGGAACGTCACGATGCCGGAGCGTCGGTTCATCACCGCCCGGCTCTTGGGCCGCACGTAACTCTGCACGACCTCGTCGGCAGCGAACGGCACCACGCCGACGCGATCCGACAGCACGCTCGTCACGACGCTGGCGTACTCAGGGGTGAGCAGTAGCGGCGTGTTGAACAGGCGCGTCGCGATATGCGCGAGATGCGTCACTATGCTTCTCCTGTTCCTCCGCCTTCTTGACCTGCGTTTTCGCCCTTTGCGGCGTTCGCTTTGATCTTGTTGGCGTTCAGTTCGGGGTTGATGTCTTCGGGCTTCAGCCCGAGCTTGTTCAGAAGTGCCTTCTCTGCGGCGCGCTGCACCAGCACCTTGCGGTAGTCACGGCCATCGGCCGCGCAGATGCTCTTGAGATCGAGCGCGCCCATGTCGTAGAGCACCTGATCCGCCTGGTTTTCCTTCAGCGGGTCAAGGCGCGGCTTCGACCACGTCTCGAACGTGCAACGGCAGATCGCGTCACGCACTTCGTAGAACGACTTCTTGCCGAGCATCGGGATCGTGCCGCGAAGCGCGATCTGCTCTTCCAGCCAGGCCCCGAAGAACGGCACCGGGACGGCGTCGATGAACGCCGAGCGCCGCACTTCGTAGGACCGCCACACGTCGAACAACGCCGCGCGAGCGCCGCTGTAGTTCGTCGATGAGAAGTCCTTCGTCAGCGTTGCGTAGTCGACACCGAGCGCCGAAGCGAGCGTGTAGAGGTTGACGGAGTTGAAGTCCTTCAGCGCCGAGACCGACTGATTACCCTGCACCATGTGCAGTTTCTCATTCGGTAGCAGGTGAGCGACTTTGCTCTTGCCGAACTTGAACTCCTGGCCTTTGTAGAAGTCGGCCTTGTCCGAGCGTGAAGTCGAGGACGGGGTTTTCCTCGATAGCCTTCCGGTGCTCGGCACCGATGACCTTCATCGCGTCTTCGTACTTCAGATCGCTTTCAATCACCGCCGCATAGGTCGCGCGGATCGCCGCGCTTTCCAGTTCGGTGATGTTGTAGTCCTGAAGCAGCCGCATCGGCAGCAACGCGGTCGTGAACGAGGTCATGCCTCGCGTCATGTCCGGCGCGTCGTGCTCGAAGAAGTGGATGACGTTCAGCCGTCCCCACGGCGTGTAGCGAGGCACCTTGCGCCAGGCGAACTGTGAGCCCGCAGGCCCCCAGATCGCCACGTCGCTTATCGTGCATTCGCGGATGTTGTAGGCTGTCGGCGCACCGTGCTTGTCGCGGTCGACGCCCATCCGGCGCTTGCCGGTGTAGTCGATAGCGCCTCGCGGGTCAGACAGCCGTTGCGGGTCGAGCAGATGCAGACAGGTGCGGTCGCCGTTGAACGCCTCTTTCCACTCTATGGTGGCAAGCACTTCGCCGTCGATGTAGTAGCCAGCGTAGGCCGTCCGCATCAGGCCGGAGAAGGTCTGCATGCGCTGCGCGTCGAGATGGAACAGCGATGAGTTGGCCGCTACATCCCACATGTTCTCGACCATGTCGGCGTATTCGAGGGCCTCTTCCTCGCTCACGCCGAGCAGCTCGGCGTTCGGCATGTACTGAAGCTTGAAATTCAGACCGACGACGCTGTCGACGGTCGCCCGCTTTGCGCTCGCGCCATACGGGTTAGTACGCGACGCATCGCGCGCTGCGGCAGCCGTTCGGTCTTTGCTGCGCCAGGCGACCACGTCGGCCGAAGTGAGGCTCGGCGAGTAGCTGAAGCCGAAGCCGGGGCGCAGATGTTCGTGGTCTAGGCGACCACCGTCTTCTAGCACCAGTTCTACCATCGGATATGTCCCCTCGCCGGTCGTCCGCGCTGAACTCGAAGGTTCGGGTTGAGGTCCGGCAGCCCGGCTGCTTGCGCGCCAGGGCATTGTGCGTAGAGTGTCTGATAGAGCATGAGCAGCGCAGGCGCGTCGGGCCTTGCGTACTCAGTCCATCGGTCGTTGAAGCGCACGACGACGCGGCTCTTTCCGGCCACGACAGCGACGTACGCCTGATAGATCGCGGAGACCTGCGCCACGCAGTCGGGTAGGTCCGCGTTGAAGCTCTGCGCCTGCCCCGGAGGGCAGGCACCCGGTGTGTTAGCCATGTCTGCCCTCCGAGGGAGCTATTTGAACAGCTTGCCGATGTCGGCAGCGTTGAGCTGCTTCGGCTGTTGTTCTTTGGGGGTGTTGAGCCGCTTGATCCAATGATCCATGTCGATGTTCACCGAACACCGAACCGCGTAGTTGTAGACCATGAGATCGAGCATCTCGTTTCGACGATGCCGAGGCTTCGTCCACGTTCGAACGGGGAAACCATCTTTGTAGTCCGTCTCCGCGCGCTCAGCGGTCATCTGGTCGATCTTGTCGTCCGAGATGCCCTCATGGATATGCACGTAGCCAGGCCCCACCTTCGCGTTTGCGTATCGCGTGTAGATGGTCGCCTTCGCGTCGTAGGTGCCGACGAGAAACAGCTTCGTCTTGTCCTTGAAGCGCTGCTCCGACTTAATCCAGACTGGCTTCTTGTCGCCGGGCACGCCCTTGTGCGCGTACCAGCGTCGTCCGACCAACAGCCATTTGTTGCTGAAGTCGTAGACCTTCTGCGTGTGCGCGCCCGAGCCCGAGTCGATAGTGGCGGAGAAGATGCCGAGCGTCTCCCCTGCCGCGCCTTCGTGCTTGAAGCCGCTTTCGAGGAACTTCGCGAGTTCGTCCCACGCTTCGTCCGTGTTCGGGCCGAGCTGGATGACGTGATGCTTCAGAAGCCAGCACTCATCGCCCTTGCCCCAGGCCACGACCAGCACTTCGAGGCGGTCGTCCTGCACGTCGACGGCCGCTGTGAGCAGCGCCGCGCGCTTCGGCACGATCTCAGGATCATACTTCTCACGCCTCGACTTCAAGTTCTCAGGGTCCGCGAAGCTCGAAATGTCGCCGCGATACGGAAGACCGAGACGCGTGTTGTAGAAGGTCTGTTCTTTCTCGGGGTTGCCCTCCGAGTCTGACCAGGCCTTCGCGATCTCTCGCATCGAGACCCACGGCGAATACAGCTCGTTGATCCAGAAACCGATCTTCTCGCGCGCAGGCGTCACGCCAGCGTCTACCTTGAAGCATTTGAACGGGGTCGCCAGTCGGATCGGCGTGCCATCCTTCTGCGTGCCGATCACGGTGCCGACTTGATGCCATTCGCCCTCGCGAACGAGACGGCGCTTTGTCATCTCGGTCCACAGCGCACCGCAGTCGTCGCAGTGATAGAGCGCGTCTTCCTCCTGCCCCTTCTTGTAGACGATGTTGTCCCACTTCAGCACTTGCTTGGCGGAGCAATCGGGGCAGGTAACGAGGAAGTAGTGTTGCCGCGTCTCTTTGAAGAGCTGGACGATGACTGAACCGGCGTCGACACCCACAGGCCTTTGCGGTTGTGGTATGTCGTGCGTCGCTTCTTGGCGAGTTCGACCGGCGAACCTTCCTTCGACGAGCTGAGGGGCCATCGGTCGATCTCGTCGCCCGTAACGACACGGATGGGCCGCATCGCGAGCTTGTTCGGCGTGTTCGCGCCGACGAAATTGATCTGGCCGCCCTTATATTCGGTGCTGCCAGTCATCGCCGCTCTCCACTTCGGCGAATCTCTCACCGTGGTATCGAACGACTCTTCTTGGTACTTGTCGGCCAGGTCTTGCGTAGGCCACGCCGAGAGCTGCGCGCACGGCTCCGCCTCGCAGTAGTAGCCTTGCGCCGCGACAAGGATGGTCGTCTTGCCGACCTGGGACGACGTGATGAAGACGATGTCCTCATTGTCGGGATCGGTGATCGCGTCCATCATGCCGCGTTGGAAGACCGCGTCGCCGATGCGATATGGGCCGGGGCTCGCGGATCGTTCAGGCGGCAGCACTAGGTTCGCTTCCGCCCACTCAGACAGCTTCAGCCGAGGCTTCGGCTTCAATCCTTCGGCCAGCCCTGCGAATAATGGGTCAGCCAGCATCATCTTCTCCGTAGTCGCGCATTGACGTGTAGAGCGTGTGCTGCGCCTGATCGACGCGCGTTTGCACCTTCAGCCGGACCTCGGCTTTCTTGTCGGGGTCCGCAAAGATCGAAGCGATCTCGGCAGGCAAGTTCTGAAGGATCGCCGCGATCCGCGCTCCGGCCTCAATGAACGACGATTGCACCTTCGCTCTTTCGACCAGCTCGCCCCGTTCTCTCTTGGCCCGCGTCTCGATACGCTCGATCTCGGCCTTGATCTTCTGCTCGCGCAGCTCCGTGATGCGGCTTGCCGCCACGAAGTGACTGTTTGGCGACGGCGCGATCTGCTCATTGGGCTCGATACCGAGTGCCTCGCGATCCTCGGGGGAGAGAACCACGTCGGCATTCATCGGCGTCACCTTCGGCGGCGCGATCTTGCCGGTGCCGTTGCCGTATGTTTGTGCGACGACGCGTACGCCGTGCTCGCTCATCTGGAAACCGCGCAACTGCTTGGCCTCTTGCACGTCGTAGAGGTTCGCGCTGTCGGGGTTTAGCTTCCCTTTGCGCTTGAGCTGCGAGATTCGTTGTTCACTCACACCAAACAGTATCGCGAGCTGCTTTGCGGGGAGCTTTCGCGGGTACTGTTCAGCCATGAAGCCACCGCCTCATCCAGACGAGCAGCTTCGGATTGTCGCGGAACAGCGAGACCAGGCCCGCCTCGAAGCCGAGAACGATCTGCTCTTCACGATCCTCTTTATCCCGCTTCAGTCTGCCGAGCCCGTGGTTGTCGAATATGACGTGCAGGCATTCATGCAGCACTATTCCGACGCCGTGACCGGGGCTCGTTAGGTTTCTCGGCCAGATGTTGATCTGGCTGTACTCGAAATCGGCTTGACCGTACTTGTCGTCCGCTCCATCTCGGATGCAGATCGTCCAATCGTAGGCACCGATCTTGATGGTCTTCGGTAGTTCGTTGACGCAAGCGTCAACACCGCCCCGGCGACGAGGCGAATGCGACGTGTTTGCCATGTTCGGGGGCTCCAAAGGGGGTGTTAGGTGACGTTTCTCACGCGTGAGGCGCATAGCTCGCGGGGGCGACCCGTGCGATCAAGAGTGAGCAAATTCGCTAAAACGTTGCCGACTTTCGGGGGCGGCGACTGCCCCCGGTGGGAGGGGGTGTGGCGACAGGGACCCAC